TACTATTTCAAATTACTTTATTTTTAATTATAATTCCATTTATGGAACTATTAAACACACATCCCGTAAAAAAATCTGATTTAGGATTTCACGGAAACTTATTTGGAGGAAAATTATTAGCTTGGGCTGATGCCGCAGCTGCAGGATACTCAATGCAAATTTGTGATACCCCAAGAATGGTAACCGTATCTATTGATAAATGTTATTTTGAAAAACCTGCAAAGGAAGGTCAACTTTTAAAGATTTACGGGTACCCATCAAAATTAGGAATAACATCTGTAACATTATATATGGAAGCAAGAGCACATAATGTTTACACAGGTAATCAAGTTATAGTTTTAAGAACAAATATTAAATTTGTAAGTATTGATGAGGACGGTAATCCAATTCCTTTAGGTGAAAAGGCTAGAAGAAGAATCACAAGTTTAATTGAGAAAAATTCTAAAACTGAATCTTAATTTTTAGTTTATCTTTTCCTTTAATAGCTCTGTGATACACACCTTTTGGTATAAAGTATTTTTTACTTTTTTCTAAAATTACAGGTAATTCATTATCCATTTGAAGTTTCCAATCATCCCCTTCAAGAACTTCAATTATCCTATCTTCTCTATCACGATGCCAAAGTAACTCACCATCAGAAACATTTTCTTCAAATGTTCTTTCTTTTTCATTTGAAGTTAAAATGATATCCTCATATGGTTTAGTATCTTCACTCATAAATTACCAATATCCTGGATATGTTTTACCACCCCAAAGGTGTCCAAATCTATTAACTCTACACGCCCAATAACCGGCAGTTGTTCTGTCTTTTTTCTTAGCACATTGATGACGTGAAGCAAATGCTTTACGAGCCTTTGGATTAGATACTTTAGCAGTTAAACCACCATGAACATCACCAAATGAGATTTTTTTGACATTACCTGTTGATGGGTTTTTAACATAAACAACATATTTTTTTCCACCACCTGAGTTTCTCATAGGTTTTCCTAATTGTACTTTTCTTCCTTTGTATTCCGCTTCATTTAAATTTTCTTCAATAAATGGTACATCAAGATAAATAACACTTCCATCAGATAAGGTAACAGTTTCTCCCATGTCAGATTCAACAATATCTATTTCATCTTCGTTTAAGTCAATCATACCGTTTTTATATAATTCTCTTACTTCGTTAATTAATTTAAAAAAGTTTTCAGAAAGAGGTCGGTAAACATTTTCGGTTAATGGAATTTCATAGTCCAAATGATATTTTAAACCTTCTGATATTATTTTATTGTTTTTCATCTGTTTACGGTTTTAATACAGTTAATGCTTCAGGAAAGCTTTTATCTAAAATTTCTTCATTTTTATTTTTATATGGTATGTTTTGTAAAACATATCTAATCGCATTTAAACCTGAAATTCTTTTATCGTTTGAATCAATAATCACCCAAGGATGATTAACTGTTGATGTCTTATCAAATAGTTTTTCTTTAAATTCAGTAAATCTATCCCACAAATCTTGCATCTTTTCATCATTAGGTGAATATTTCCAATATTTTAAAGGAGATTGTTGTCTCATCTCAAATCGTTTAGCTTGAGTTACTTTATCTATTGAAAACCACAGTTTGAAAAGGTAATCACCGTCTTTAACTAATCCCTGTTCAAAATCTTCAACATTATCCATAAAATCCTCATATTCTTCAGCCGAACCATAACCCATAACAGGTTCTATTAATCCTCTGTTATACCAACTTCTATCGAATAAATTAACTTTACCAGATTGTATTTGACTTCTATATCTATCCCACCAATTTTTTCTTTCTTCGGGTGATGGTATACCTAAAGCAATTATATTATAAAATCTTGGGTTCATATATTCAACAAATTTTTTAATTGTTGAACCTTTACCCGCTGAGTCCCTACCTTCAAAAACAATAATCACAGTTTTACCTGTTTGATTTAACCATTCTTGTAATTTTAATAACTCAACTTGTAAATAATAAAGTTCTTCTCTATAAACTTTCTTTGGAATTACTGAAGGTTCTTGTGGTTCTAACTGTGGTAAATCATCTTTTTCAGGTTCCTGTAAAATAATATTCTTTTCTCGTTTTTTAAGTGACTTTAATAATTTTTTAAAAAATTCAAGGATATTTTTACTCTTATCCCCTTTCATTTTAAGGACTTTCATTATACCTCTTTCTAACAAATTGAAATCAACAATTTGGTTTTTTGAGTAATCAATTACCTGATTTAAATCTTTTTGTAATTGAGCACTGTATACATCACTATATCTAAGAATGTCCACAATACGTTTAATATGTGATTCTGATTTTGTCTTTTCTTCACTTAATAAGTGTCTATTTAAATTTCTCATTTAGAATATTTTTTGAATAAAAAAGATAACCCAAAGAAAAAACCCGAAATAAAATACAAAGTTAGATTTGCGTACCACAAACTCCCTGTTAGTGAAATAAGCCAATACTGAACAGCATCGAACCCAAGTGGATTGAAGAACATTCCTAACATTAAAAGTTTTACGGAAATATTTTCTAAAAATATTTTTTTCCAAGTTCTGTGTACTATCTCCATCTTCCATATTAACGGATTTACTATTTATGATTCATTCAAATGGAATTATCATTTTATAAATATTTGAAATACTGAATAATTTAACATCTATAAGTATTTATAAAGAAAAATAGTCATTTTATGAAAAAAAGAAGTATTAACTCCGATATTATTCGTAATACACTTAAAAAATACATTTCAGAACAAGAAATGTCAGAAAAAAGTGAAATCGTAGAAAAGAAACCAAGATGTTTAACTACTAATTCTTTGCCATTAACAGAACTTACTGGAGAAGCTGAAAATTTTATGGAATATACTCCAAGTATCACAAAAAGAAAAAATGGTGTTAACTCTTTAGTGGATACATTAGGTATTTTAAATAACCTAAGATTATTTAAAGACGTTACAGATGGTGGTGAACATTTGTCTTACGAAATGTTACAAAATTTAAACAATTTCAGAAATAAAAATTATTTTGATGAAACTTCAGGTCAATGTAATAAAGCGATGGATAAAGTAATTGAACTTTATAAGGAAAATGAACATGGTACTGAGTTAGTTAAAGACATTGAAAAAGTATTATCATTACAAACTAAAGATGATGAATTTACACCATCACCAAGAGCTAAAGAATACTTGAAAAGATGTATGGAATTAGTTAAAGGAAAATAATAATTCTAACAAATTTGAAAAAGGGACTGATGTCCCTTTTTTTATTTTAAAAACTATTTATAATAATAAACCAACTTAAAAAGTAAATAGTTAAAATGGCAAAAGGAAAACTTTCAACTAACGGGGTAAAAGAAACTTTCGGAAAAAGAAGAGAAGGCGTATCAAAGAAAAAATACGGACCGAAAGAACAAAAACCAAAAAACTACAAAGGTCAAGGTAGATAAACCAAAAAAATTAAAATTATGGAAAACAAGAAATTTTTCTTTGGGTGGGAAAATATTAAATGGGTTATTTCTGAATTAGGTAAAATGTATTCAAGTAAACCTTCATTTTTCTCAAAAAAAAGAATTGAATCAGGTGTTGCTTTTATTATTGCCCAATGGGGTATGATTTTTTTCCTATTGGAAAAACATTCAGCTATGTCAATAACTGATTTAATAATGTGGACTGGTGTTGAATTTGCAGTATCAGGATATATAATTAATCAAATTCAAAAAGAAAAGAAAGAAGAGAATTTACCAACAACTGATGAAGACCAACCTGAAATAAATTAAAAAACCCCAAATGGGGTTTTTTTTATCTTCTAACACCTGGTTTACCATTACCTCTTTGTGGTTCATTAGTTCTTTTATAATGAGTTACATTTGGTTTAGGTGTGTTAATAGTTGGTGAAGGGTTGTTGTGTTGTGGTGGAGGTGGTGGTAACGGTAATGTCGTCTGTTGATAGTTATACGTTGGGTAATAGTTGTTGTTTCTATTATAGTAGTTATAGTCAGGATAGTTGTTGTAATAAGTTGGAGGTAAAACTGGTCTGTTACCATAATAATCTTCAGACGATTCTGGTCTTGATTTTGGTTCGTGGTGTGTTACCCAAAACTCTTCAGTTCTATTCCAATACATTTCATCATCTTCAGGTCTATGTCTGTCATCAGTTAGATTTTCAAAACTAACACAAGATGTGAATAGTAAGATAAAAAACAATACATTAATATTTTTCATATATAATTTAATTACCAATCAATTCCAGGTCCAAATTCCCTGTCGTCTATTATGTTTTCAATATACAATTCAATGTTTGGAAGCCAATCTTCTATTCTATATTGAATCTCAGCCCTTAAATTGTCAAAATCGTTTCTGTTTGAATTAGTATAAATGTTAACGTAAACTTTTATTTTGGATACTGTTACAATTCTATCAATAACTATTTTGTCTACAGATTGCACTTCATGAATTGCATCCATATCTTCCATCCCCCAGTCTTCAGATTCTGTACGTAATGAATCAAGTTCAGAATCAATTAATGATTGAATTGTCGGTTGGAGCAATTTAGATTGTGACTCTGTAATAATATACTTCATATAGAATAAATATTATCCTTCCAAGAAAGATAAAACCTTTTCTTTAACCCCTACTTGTTTAATACCTTCATTGTTCAAAGGTGTTAAGACAAAGTTATCCAACCCCCATTCGTGTTCAAATTCCATTCCGTAATGTAGTCCGGTCTTGCCCATATCCAAATCATCAATCGCCACCCAATGTGTTACCTCAGGATGTTCTTTTAACCATTCTTGGATTTGTATACTTCTTGTTCCTTCCAAATCCCAATTTCGGTACCATGTAACTTTTTCACCATCAATCACATTTGTTGTGAAATCAATTGGTCGTTTGATGATACCTTGTTTCTCATAGTAATCACCCATTTCCTCAACTGAACACCAAACTTTCCAATCAGAAGATACAACGATTTCTGCGCCGGTCTGTTCCAAGATTTCATTCAATACCTTGATTGATTTCTTATCAAAGTTATCAAAACGAGCATCAAGAGGCATTGTCATTACTGATTGACTCAATTTTTTTCTATATTTTTTTTGTTTTTTAAATCGTGACCCCCAATTAGTGGACAGACAGATAACTCCATCGTGGTCTAAAAATATTGTTTTCATTTTTTATTTGGGTTTTTTTCTCTACCTGAACGTTTTTTTACAGGTTCGTTTTTGTATTTGATATCAACAGAAATTGGTCCGTTCTTGAACTTATCTAAATCATAAGTCCATGTTGATATTGTTTCTTCATCTTCGTAAACTCTTGTAACTATTTTCATATTAAAGTATTAAAAATAAAATTAAATAAAAAATACCAATTACCACTAGTCCAACTAAAAACGTACCTATTAGGTTTGCAATTTCTTCTTGTATTCCCTCAAATTTAGCGTCCCTTTTATAGTAATCCATAAATCGGCTAAAAGACGTGAATATTAAACAGTTGATAAAAAATCCAATCATACACAAATATACTAAAAAAAATAAAACCCCCAAAATTTTGAGGGTCTTATTTTATAAAATTTTAAGTTATTTCTTAACTTCTTCAAAATCAACATCAGATACTTCAGAATCTTGTTCAGTCATGTTTTCATCACCTTGACCATAAAGTGTTGAACTTATTTCTTGGAATGTTGAATTCAATTTATCCATATTCACCTTAATATCTTCAACATTTCTTTCAGAATGTGACTTTTTCAATTCATCAAGTGCGGTATTGATATCTGATTTTTGAGTTTCAGTTAGTTTATCATCTAAATCTTTTAATGTTTTTTCAATTGAAAAGATTAGTGAATCCGCCTGATTTATTGTTTCAGCATCTTCTTTCGCTTTTTTATCAGATTCTGCATTCATCTCAGCCTCTTTTCTCATGTTTTCAATTTCTTCTTTTGAAAGTCCTGAAGAAGCCTCAATTCTAATAGTTTGTTTCTTATCAGTTCCTTTGTCAACTGCCGATACATTAATAATACCATTCGCATCAATATCAAAAGTAACTTCAATTTGTGGAACCCCTCTCATTGATGGTGGAATACCGTCCAAGTGGAATCGTCCAATGGTTCGGTTATCTTTAGCCATTGCTCTCTCACCTTGTAATACGTGAATTTCAACAGACGGTTGGTTATCAACTGCGGTTGAGAATACTTGTGATTTCTTGGTTGGGATTGTGGTATTTGCTTCAATTAATTTTGTGAATACTCCACCCATTGTTTCAATACCAAGTGATAGTGGTGTAACGTCTAACAATAACACATCTTTAACATCACCTGCCAATACTCCTGCTTGGATAGCTGCCCCAAGAGCAACAACCTCATCAGGATTAACACCTTTTGATGGGTCCTTACCAAAGAACTTCTTAACCGCTTCTTGAATTGCCGGAATACGTGTTGTTCCACCAACCAAAATGATTTCATCAATATCAGTTGTCTTAAGTCCCGCATTTTTCAAAGCCGACTTACAAGGAGCGATTGTTCTTTCAACCAAACTATCAACAAGTTGTTCAAATTTAGCCTTAGACAATGTTCTTACCAAGTGTTTAGGTATACCGTCAACAGGCATAATGTATGGTAAGTTAATCTCCGTAGATGGTGAAGAAGATAATTCAATCTTCGCCTTCTCAGCACCTTCACGAAGACGTTGAAGAGCCATCGCATCTTTCGTCAAGTCAATTCCGTTTTCATCTTTGAACTCAGTTACCAACCAGTCAATGATTGCTTGGTCAAAGTCATCACCACCAAGATGTGTATCACCATCAGTTGATAATACTTCAAATACGCCATCACCCAACTCCAAAACTGATACGTCATGAGTTCCACCACCACAGTCAAACACAACAATCTTCATGTCTTTAGATTGTTTGTCAAGACCGTAAGCAAGTGCTGCGGCAGTTGGTTCGTTAACAATTCTCATCACTTTTAATCCCGCAATCTCGCCAGCTTCTTTCGTAGCTTGACGTTGAGCGTCGTTAAAGTAAGCCGGAACCGTGATAACTGCTTCAGTAACTTCACTTCCCAAATAATCTTCAGCAGTTTGTTTCATCTTCTGAAGAACCATCGCAGAAATTTCTTGTGGAGAATACTTTCTGTCTTCAATTTCAACACGAGGAGTCCCACCATCACCCTTAACTACTTTGTAAGGTACACGTTTTATTTCACTTTTACTTTCATCAAAGCTACTTCCCATGAAACGCTTGATAGATGAAATAGTTTTATCAGGATTAGTAACCGCCTGACGTTTAGCCGGGTCGCCAACCTTTCTTTCACCACCATTTAAGAAACCCACAATTGAAGGGGTGGTTCTTTTTCCTTCACTGTTTGTAATCACAACTGGTTCGTTACCTTCCATTACGGCAACACATGAATTAGTTGTTCCAAGGTCAATTCCTATAATTTTTCCCATAGTTTAATTAATTTTTGTTTAATAATATAAATTTTATTTTATGGAGTCAAGTCCGACCCCGATTATTAAACAATGTGCCAAAACAAAAAAACTGACAAAATGTCAGTATAGTATTTTTTTTTAAAAAAAACTTTATTTTGTGAAAAATTAACGTATTTATTCTTAAATATGATAACGAATAACACAAAAATATATAAATAATCCTCCTTCGGGAGGATTTTTTTTGCCCTTTTAATAAATAAAATAAATAAAAAAAACAAAAAAATGAAAAACACAGAAACTTACAACGAGTTAGTTCAAAAGATGAGAACATTCTTCCAAAACAAAGGATTTAAAGAAGTTCCAACCCAATCAAGATTGTCAATCTTGGCAGCGTGTGAAAATCCACACTCAATAACAACATTTAATTATCAGGGGGAGGTTTGGCCACTACCACAGACGGGTCAAATGTGGTTAGAATACGAACTTCTTAAGAATCCTGAATGGGACGGTGTATATTGTATTTCAACGTCTTATAGACAAGAGAAAGACCCAATTCCAGGTCGTCACGAAATGATTTTCCCAATGTTTGAATTTGAATCAAAAGGTGGAATGAAAGAAATGTTAAAACTTGAATCGGAACTTTTAGATTATCTTGGGTTTAATAACCCGGTTGAAGTGAATTATGACGATGTTTGTGAAGAATATGGTGGAGTTCAAATTTTAGAAAACGAACACGAAACAAGAATGTGGGAAGAGAAAGGTTCAGTAGTATCTCTACAGAACTTCCCGTACAGAACAAATCCATTTTGGAATATGAGAGAAGGTAAAAACAAAATATTCAACAAAGTTGATGTAATATTGTTTGGTCAGGAAACTATAGGTTCCGCAGAAAGAAGTTCCAATGTTGAGGAAATGAGAAATAACTTCTACACGATAGAAAATGGTGGTTATTCTGCTAAGTTGTTTGAATTATTCGGTAAAGAAAGAGTAGAAAAAGAATTGGGAGAGTTTTTATCTCATAATTTCTTCCCACGTTTTGGTGGTGGAATAGGAATGACTCGTTTGGCTAGAGCTTATGAGTTAAATAAAAAACTTAAAGAAGAAGTTTGGGAAACTGAATCTACAGGATATTAAAAATAAAAAACCCCACTTGAGAGAGTGGGGTTTTTAATGTTATCTTAATTTATTAGATATTTTCTTCACCTTCTTGTGTTGGTTCCTCATATACTTCAGGTTCAGTATAAGTCATTGGTTCTTCAACCACAGTAGTTTCTTCTTTAACATGATTAACTACGACAACTGGACCTTGTGGTGGTCTTGGTGTTGTTGGGTATTCAGCAACATTAGATAATGATGTTCCGTCTTCTTCATCAACTTTTTGAATTAACATCTTATCTCTATCTTCTGAATTGAACCAATAATCAACAACTTTATTTAAGTTACCGACAAATGCTCCTAATAGGATTAATAACATTTCTTTCCAGTTCTCTTCAATAGATACTCCAAAGAATACTGCCGAATTTATACCTGCAATAATGAAGAAAAACAAGAATAATACGATACTTGTAATTTTCCAACGATTTGATTGCATTTGTTGTAACATGTAGTAGAAACGATTTTTATCTTCTACTTTAACATAAGTGCTTTCACCAATTAATAGTTTTTTTAGGTTTGACATTTTTTTTATTTTTTTTTGTTTATTTATCATCTTTGTTAGGACTCGCACCATATTTCACACCGAGTATTGTTCCCACGATACTGAAACTATTTGTTAACAGAATACCAAACATATTACTCCAAGTTGAACCAATAATATCAGTATCCATTCCTATTGTCATAGAATAAACATATATTCCAGTAGTTATGGTTCCAACCCCTATGATTACATAAAGAGCAACCCTAACAATGTTGTTTATCAACTCAAACTGAGTTTTCTTTTGTATTAAATCTAAATTATTTTCCGCCTCATTTTTAGCGTTTTCAGCGGTTATTCTTGCTTGTTCCGATTTAACCATCTCCTGTTGGAGTTCGTCTGTCAGTCTCAAATTCTCCTGTTTCCATTCATTTAATTCTCTGTTCTGAACTTCAAATGTTAGTTTTGACTCCTCAACATTTTTTAATGTCTCTTGGAGTTCTTCCATCATTGTCTGATTGGCCTCATTTAGTTTGGTTAATTCAGCATTTTGAGATTGGACTTGTTTTGTCATTTCCAAACGTTTTCTCCTCGCCGAAATATCCTTATCAACACATTGTTTCAAGTAAGTTTTAAACTCCTCATCATCCTCAGGGTCAATAAGTTTAACTATGTTCCCTTCCAACCCAATGTTCTTGGATTGGAGGAGTTCAATTAGTTCTTTTTTGGTATCTTTACTTAAAACAATCATTTATATACTTTGAATGGTGCTGTTCTCTTTTTGTATAAATCGTAATCTTTCTTAAATTCTTCTAATCTTGGTTCAATATCATCTGATTTGATAATCCAGAATTGGGCACCTGCCTGAATAGCTTTAGCTTGTTCTTCAGGTTCGTTACTTGAAGAAATAATTCCAATAACCACGTGGTTACCGTACTCGAAATTAACCTTACGGATAAGTTCAATACCATCAAATGATGAACCTATAATGTTCAAATCAACAAACACACACTCAGGTCTTCCGTCAGGGTTTTTCTGCCACTCAGCAAATAATTTAGCCGCTTCGTCAGAACTATTTAAACTTTTTAATGACAAAGTAATGTCTAACAAGGAGCAACTGTCCTCAAAAACCAAGTGGAATAAATCCTCATCATCCACTAACAAAATTGAATCAATCATGTTTTTTTCTTTCTTTATTTTATTTTTATTTTCATTTTGGTTCCATTTTCAGTTTTCTCACAAGATAATTTGAAACCATGCTCTTCTAATATCGCAACAGATATATTCAATCCAAGACCTTTCTCGTCACCTGTGACATCTGCTTTTTTTGAATACTTCTTTAAATGTTTTTCAAAATCTTTTTGTGAGAATCCTCTACCGTTGTCCTCAACTATTAAATACTCTTCTTCGTTATATATTTTAATTTTTTTAACTTCACTGTCATTATAAGATAGTCCATTTTTGATTAAGTTTTCAACCGCATTACAGAATAAAGTCTCGTTAACTTCCATATCAGTTAAATCAGATATCTCAACTTGTGTACTATAAGAATTTGGTGAAATATATTTCCATATCAAATCTTTAGTGTTAACCAAAGATTTATTCAGTACAACATTTTGTTTAACAAGATTAGTAAATTCATAAACACTCTTATAAACTTTTTGTGTGTGACTCAACCCTTCTTTAACCATCTTTAACGCTCCTTCAATCTTTAATCTTTGGATGTCTTCATTGGTTAATCTCTTTTCTAGTGAAGTAATACCTCTTGGCATATATGTGTTAATACCGGAGTGCATATCGTGACGGATGATTCTTGCGGCATGCTCTAAGTAACTATTCTTTTTAGCAATGTCATTAATCTGTTGTTCAATTTCAACATCTTGTACTTGTATTCTTTTTCTTTGAAGAACAATTGCTAATATTAAACCAAATAGCGCCAAAACACCTAAAGCAGTGTAAAGATATTTCTTTAAAGTTTCTCTTTCTTTTTCTAAATCAGTTTTTTCGTGTATTAAGTTTCCATTTTCATCAGTTAAATTACCTGTTTCCAAAGTCAAACCAATAATATTTTTTTCTTTACCTAACGAACTAATTGTATTTTCTTTAGATTTAATAAGTTCTTCATTTCTAACCGCTTGAGCTAATAATGAATCACGTTCTGCTGTAAGTTTGGCAAGTTTATTATCAATTTGAACTAAAACATTTCTCAAATCTTCTTTAGGTAAATCATTATATGACTTTGGTAATTCATCCAAGAATTTAACATCCTCAGCAATACTTGCTAAATCACCTTCTGAAAGTTTAGTAACATCAACAGGTTCAGGTTCTGGAGCAATCCAAGTGGTAACAATTTCTTTTATATTCATTTCCGCAACCTGAATACTATCACCATTAATTTCTAAGTTATTAGTCCAATTAGCATCAATACCATCAACTAATGTATCACTGTAGTCAACTTCCTGTGAATAAGATATCACAGGAATAAATAAAATAATAAGTAATATTAATTTTTTCATTTCTCTAATAAGTTTTTATTTTTCCAA